GAAGTTACCCTTACCACGGCGAGTTTCCTTGGCGATTGCATTGCATTCACGCTCGATTTGGAAACTGAGACCACGGAAGCGTTCTGCTGACCAACGACCATCAGAATCTTGATCAAGATCGTATGTACCAGGAGTAACGAGATCGTTTTGCTGAGAACCATTCTTAGCAACATAATAGATGGTCTTGACGAGCTCACGGTTGATTTCAGCAAGAATTTCTGTGCTGAGAAGATTTGCGAGTTCGGCTTCGGCATCTAGACCGTGAACAGCCTTCAAGTCTTGTGCAAGTTCAACAGTGTAATTACTGCTTAGTGCACGAGTCTTGGCTTGTACTGCAACGCGGTCAATGCTAAAGGCCATTTGATTCCAGTTAGCATATGGAGCAGTCTTGCCAATACCTTCACCATTCGCAGTAAGAATACCACGAAGATTGTTAAGGGCGGTAAGATTTGTTGCTGCACACGAACCAGGGAAGAATCCACCATTGTTGGCCGATAGACCCTTAGCTGAAACATAAGATGCATCAAGTGTCCAACCGCAACCACCGAAGGATGCTTGTGGCTCTTGGAACATTGCTTCTGCATATGTACCGGTATAAGTACCAGCAACACCAGCAGGTTGATAATTTGCACGCATGGCAAAGATCAAACCAGTTGGAGCAGTCATTGGCTGAACGCCGCAGATGTCGTAGGCCATCAAATTTGGCATAGAACGGCGAATGAGCGAGATGAGTACGGGATCGTAACCTGCAACGCCACCGGAGTTGGTGAACGATGAAGGCATACCGAGATTGGCACCAGATGCCATGTCTTCGGTTAGATGCTGAGAACGAAGAGATTGCTCTTGATTCTCTAAAAGAACGGCGGTTACCTTGCGGCGGTAATCATCTTTGATTACAGGAAGTGCGCCGTGACTGAGTACGGGCTCCCACTTCTCGGTTAGAATGTCATACGGGGTGTTTTCTTGAAAATTCATGGTAAGTTATTAATCTCCTATTGATTAAAATTATTTAGTAAAAGTGAAAGTTTAGACTCTTTTATTGAGTCGTCCGATAGCACCAACATATCCCTCTACTAGGGTTGTTGGTGTATTTTTGACTGGGGAAAAGGTTTGTTCAGGTTCGGCATGGCGAGCGACTGGACGACCTTTGGTTAGATAGTTTTCACGAATAGCAACGAGCTTTTCGCGATATTCTTCTGGATTGCTAAAATTAACGCTTTCCATTAGATTTTGTAGTTTGGAAACTTGTGTGTCTGCAAGATCACGTGTTTCGGCAACAAAGATACCAGCACATTCAGTGAGTGAAACTTCTTTACGAAGATTCATATTGAATTGGAAGGATTCATTGAGCTTGGTTTCTAGTTCACGATTTTGGGCATAAAGTTCATCAAGAACATTATACTTTTCTGCAGGAACATCAATGTAATGATTCTCGAAGAGATTCTTGAGACCACCGATGAAGTTTTCTGCAATTTGTGTCTTAACACCTTGCTCAACTGCAACAGCATTCTCGGTCATCCACTCTTCAACAACAAAGTCAAGATAATCATCAACCTTCTCTACAAGTGATTCAGTTACATTATCAAGATATGTCTTTACATTACCATCAACATTTTGAACGATGTTGGCAACGGTTTTTTCAACACGGTCAGATACAGCGGCTTCAAAGATTGCTTCGAGTTGAGATACAAGGGATGGTGAAACATCTTCACCTAAAAGAGAAACAAGAGCATTGCGGAAATCTTGTTTAGTTTCCTCGTTGGTCTCTTCTTCTTCCATTTCTTCTTCGGTATCTTCCTCAGTATCTTCTTCATCTTCTGATGACGAAGCCATAGCAGTTGGAGCTGCCATTCCAGCACCAACTGGAACTTGAGCTTGAGCCATTGCTGCACCACCAAAATCAATTGGTTGTGCGATGACCGAACCCTTACCAGTGCCATCAAAATCTGATTGACCGTTGGACATTGGATATCCACCTAGACCCATGGCTTCGGCTGCTGCTTCTGAAATAGTTTTCTTGCTTTTTTGTTTCATAATAAAAGAATCCTTGTGTTAATTATTTAGTAGTTTTTAAAATTACGGAGTTATACCGTATGCTTTTTCTTGAGCTTCTAACTGTCTTTGTGATACTGCGCGTCTTCTTGCATCTAATGGATCAACTGGTTTAAATGCCGCACGCTTTGAGCCAACTAGTGGCACCCATGGACTTCCGGCTCCCTGTGCTGCTAAATTTTGAGCATTTTGACCTATCTTGCCAATATTTGCATCAAACCAACTTGACCCAGATATATCTGCAGCCTGACCTAAAAGTGAATCTACTGCTCCTGGAACTTTATCTATTCCTGGGATTTTTTTAAGAAGACTAGTTCCAGCAATTGCAGAAGTTGCTTTATTTCCAAGCAAGTTACCCAACCAGTCCAATCCAGTACCAATAGCATATGCACCTGCAGCAGACCCAGCACCTAAATCATCTTTTTCCGTATCACCAAACAAAATATTATCTGGCTTACCTTCGGCATCAATGCCTTCACCCTTTCCACCACGACCGCCACCTACACCATATGGTAATTTAATTTTAGAAGGATCTTCCATAGTATCAAGAGCATGACGATTAACAGGAATAACATCTTTACTTGGAGTTTTTGGTAATTTGGGTGCTTTTGTTTTATTATAAGAATCAACGGCTATACTTGGACCTTCGCCAAATTCTCTTAAGAATTCTTCATGCAAATCACCCGTTGAATGTTTATTAAACGATTCAATTAAATAATTTCGAGCAAGATGGGAAATATCTTTATTCATTTAAGTTTATTAAAATATTCTTCAAATACTTTAACAATATTTTTGTTTAGATTTCGGCTTGATGAACCATTTATAAGTTTTCTTGCTGCATCAATTTGACGCTCTTGCCAAGAACCTTCTACTAGCATCCATTCTCTACCTTCCATGATTCCATTTACGAAAGCGTGTGGTGCGGATGGATCTGCAACAATATCAACAGCAGCAAGCATAAAGTCTTCTTGTACTTCTTGGTATCCATTCTTAGACTTTAAAGAACCCATACCACGAGTAGATACTCCCAATTGAGCACCCTCATCAATAAGATTCTTTACAATCTTTCCCATTGGGGTATCTAAGATTTTTGCTTTACCACAAATAGAATTACCATCTTCATGGAGTTCTTTGATAATATGTGATACACGATCAAGGTTTACAGTTGGTCCTGTAGGATGATTAAGTTCACCTAAAGCACGACCTTTATTAACATATTCAGTAATATAACGGTTGGTCTCCTTGGCAAGGGTTCCTTGTGGATATACTCGACCATTCCGGTTCTTTACACCAGATTGCATAAAAATACCTTCAATGAAGTAATGTTTATCTCCATTACCAGCATTCTCTTTGATATACTTTATATCTTCAGTTAATTCGGTAATCAGTTTCATTTAGGTTCTTTCTTTCCAAGAAAATCTTTAGCAATAACTTTATATTGTTCTTGTAGTCTGGTTCCAACTTTGCCATAGAGAACTTTGGTGGCTTGTTCTTTAAATGCAACAGCATTTTCTTCTACTACGGTCTTGAGCATTTGACGGATATTGTTTTTCATAATAATTTTCTTACCTTCTGTGAAAATGTTAAATGTTGCTTAAATGTTGTTCCATCAGTAAATAATTCAGAAACCAGGTGTTCTCTATTTTTAACATTCAATGATTCAAATAAATTTTTAATATGTAATATATCTGAATCAGTAATATTTATATTTGAACCATTTTGAAACTTATAATTTCCTGGTTTAAAGTTAGTTACAAAGTCTACAAATTCATTTAAAGTTGTATTTTCTGGAGTAATAGATTCTCTGTATAACAGTGCTTTTGACACCAGTAATTCAGTTTCTTTAATACTTTCGTTCAATTTAATGGATAAAACTTTAATTATACTTTGCTTAAAACTTTCATCATTTTTAAAAATGATGTTCTCTATTCCAGACTTTAATAATAATTTATTATTAGTCATGGGATATTACTGTTGTCCACCTTCTTGGGCGGCTTGTTGGGCGGCTAAGGCTGCTTGTTCTTGTGCTATTCTTTGTCTATCAACAACCATTTGCTTTTCCATAACCTTGAGCTGTTCTGGAAGTTGTTTGAGAATATCAGTCTTAACAAACTCAGTTGAGAAGTATTTACCAATGTAAGGTTCAACAAACGAAAGCATCTTAAGACGTTCGGATAGAATTTCGGATTCTTTGAGATCCCAGAAATAATTATCCGTGTTGAATACAAATTTAATATCGGTTTTTAAAACATCCCAATCTTCTTGAGTCATTACACCTTTTAGAAGCAATTGAACTCTTAATGTATCCATGAACAAACGAGAAAACTGATATCGAATACGATCAACAAATTTATAGAATTTAATTTCTTCTCTGGTAATTTCGGTAGAACGACCCATATTGAAACCAGTTGATTCAGCAGATAAACGACTAATTGGAACATTTAAACATGCAAACAATTTCTTTTTAAAGTATTCAATGTCTTCAATTTGTGAAGTTGATTGTGCACCAGGAATAGTTGTGATTTCAGTTCCACGTGAACCTTCTCTACGTGGAAGCCAGTAATCTTCAAGTACTGACATCATCTTTCGTTCATCTCTTACTTCACCAGTATCTTGGTTGTAAGTAAGTTTTGTGCGGAATCTGCTCATCATGTCCCGCATATATTGTTCGGCTTTGGCTTTTGGTAGTTGACCAACGTCTACATAAAAGATTTTACGTTCTGGAGCACGAGCAATACGATATACCAACATCGCATCTTCCATTTGACGCAACATGTTTAGTGGTCTGATGGCTTTATGCAAATATCCTAAAATACGTTTTGTATTAAGATCAACCAATCCAGATGGAACATATACAATGCTATCAAGAGATAAATGAAGTCCTTGTGGACCAGTCATTACTGGTGACTCTTTATCATTATTCGTATAAACATAATACTCTTCAACTTCTTTAATTAATTGAACTGGAGTGTTTGTTTGCTGAACATACTTATCCATTTCCTTTTTAAACTTACGAACTTTTTTAATTTTTAATGGATCTACGGCAACAATACTTTGAATACCTTGACCAGGAAGATCCTTGTCGATTACAATATTGTAAAACAACTTTGAATCTACATACCATCTGCGAAAGATTTCGTATGATTTATGATTAAAATCCAATAGATGAATTACAGTATCAAACTCTTTATATATTTTTGTTTTGATATTATCAGAAATTGGGCACTTGGATAAATCCAATTTTACTGGTGTGTGGTCTGTTCCAGGTACGATAGACGCATTTACAATCTCATCTACAGCAGCATCAATCTCTGGATATATTGATATATTTCTATATTGAATAATTGACTGAGTTTCATCACGCATTGTGGCTGCGTAATCAAGGGCAGTACCAAAGAATCCACCAGCCTCAACAGTTACAGTTCCATCAAATACTTCTGGAACTGCAAATGATGCCATTGCATCATTTTTTTGATCTTCCTTGGTGGTTTTCTTTTTTCCAAACTGAAATCCAAATATATCAATTTCCATAATTCACCTTATGTTCTCCTTGTAATATTTTTGATTTCCATATAATCAAAAACAATCATTACAGTATAACTATTTAACACATTGGGAGAACCCATATTCATTTGAACTGGTTGAATTCCAGCAGGCCAGCAGCCATGTAAAATATATTCTTTTAGTGGTTGATCATTACCATTTAAATCTAAGTGCTGGACTCTCCAATTATCTGCTTTATATTGTCTTGAAGTTTGACCAGTTCCAACTCCAGGAGTAGAAGATTTATTTTGATCATGGTCATTAATTAAATTTTGCCATCTATTTAATTTACCCCATAAGTTGTTATCTCCAACATCATCCCACATGGTAATATTCCAAGTACCATAATCTCTTTCACCAGGATAATGAAATTTTCTACCAAAATAATCATAACTTAAAGTTTTACTAGTAACTCTTGGAAGAGTAGCAGATCGTATATGAAAGTCTGTAAATCTACCACCGGTTGGAAATGAACCATCTATTCTAAATCTATTAGAACGAGTTCCACCAAAAAAGGTATTTTTGAAATCATTTAGCATGGTTAGTTAATCTTAAGTG